AGCAGCTAAACGATCCAGAACTGTTAAAAGCTATGCCGTACTGGCAGTACAAGCACAGCGACAGCGTGACGTATCCCCGACCGCTGCATCAGAGCTGGGACGGTTTGACGCTGCCGCCTGATCACGCCTTCTGGAAAGAACATTACCCACCGAACGGCTGGGGCTGTCAGTGCCGGGTCATTCCGGTGACCAAAGCAGCGTTTATGCGTGCCGTAGCCAATGGCCGTGGCCCAGCCAATGCGCCGCCAGCTGGAGACACTGAAGGCATCGATGTCGGGTTTGAGTATGCACCAGGAGAGTCATCTGCAACGCAACTTTTGCGAGTACAGCGTAACAAGTTAGAAAACTGGGATAGGGAAATTGCTAAAGAGAATGTGCAGTATCTGATTCGCAGCAACTTATTTAAGCGCTTCTTTAACGGAGAAATCAAAGGAGAATTCCCGTTTGCTGTGTTAAGTAAAGCAGATCAGGATTTAATTCAATCAGACAATGCGACGGTACTTATTTCTGATGTCTCAATTGCAGATCATATTGCTAAACATCCAGAAATAACGCTGGATGATTATCTGAAGGTTCAACAGATTATCGATAGCGAAGAGACGGAAATTTATAAACAAGGCGATACACGGTTGATGTACTTATACTTTAATGACGTTCAGTACAGGGCGGTATTGAAGCGAACCAACGACAAGTTAAAGAATTATTTTTTAACGTTGTTCAGGAATGACAGAAAACAAGTTCCTGTTAATGCTGTACGTGTTAAATAAAGGTGGGGTAACTGATCCACGGTTGGCTACCCGTATTAGCTCATCATGCTTGCGCAAGGCTAAGTCAGCCTGACGATCATTCACCCTTAATAGACAATATAGCACAAATAATAGGCAAGTCATGTTAGAAATCACCTACAACGACGGCAATATCCAAACGATGCTTAAACGCATCATGGCGGAGACTGGCAACACCGAGCCAGCGATGCGAGCCATTGGCGAAGTCGTGATGGAGATCAGCAAGCGCAGCTTTGACAATTCTGCTTCGCCTGATGGCACACCGTGGGCCGCGAACAGCGAAGCCACGATACTGCAGTATCTGGAAAAGATAGGTGGAAACTATAAAAAAGATGGAACACTGTCAAAGAAAGGACAGATCCGTGCCATCAATAAACGGCCACTGATCGGGCAATCCAGGGATCTGCAACGCCAGTTCAGCTACTCGGCTACCGCTGACTCGGTGACGATCACTAACAGTATGGCCTATGCCGCCATACAGCATTTTGGTGGGACAAAGCAGCAGTTCCCGCATTTGTGGGGTGATATTCCATCTAGGAAATTTATGCCTATTGCCGATGATGGGAGTTTGATGGAGCAGGCTGAAGAAGAAGTTATACAAATAATGCAAGACTATCTGGACGATATCATCAGGGGATAAGCAATCATTGAAATCAGCGCCGCCACGCTATTTAATTTACCTTGCGTATAGATTCGGGCGCGGTTCAATGATTGATAGCGTTAAATAGGCGTTAAATTACCTGTAAAGCGCATAGTCTGATGATGATCTGATTCGCCATAACAGATTGACGGCTATTTATGTGGCCAGAAGCATCACTACCCCACTGAAGTGCATCCACTCGTTGCCGCCTGATTTAGGCGGCAAAGTGATGGCATGCCTAATCCATCTACCCATATCGCCATCGCTGCACTGTCGTTTGAGTTATCAACAGATAGCTCTAAACCATTGCAACTGACCCCATCCGGTGCATTTCGTGCCCAGGACGGTCGTCCAACTGACGTTGCGGCCTGGTTCATCAATGCAGATATCGCCGCCAGAGTAATACAGCTTGCCTCAACTGCCGCCAATAGCCTGGTCATCGACTATGAGCATCAGACTCTCAATGCAGAAGTCAACGGTCAACCAGCGCCCGCAGCGGGCTGGTTTAAAAACATGGAATGGCGCGACGGCATAGGCCTATTTGCTGTCAATGTCGATTGGACAGACAAAGCAAAAGCATTCATTGCCGACAAAGAATACAAATACATCAGCCCGGTTTTCTCATACAGCAAGAACACGGGCGAAGTCATAAAGATGCTGCATGTCGCATTAACCAATACGCCAGCGCTGGACGGCATGCAAGCAGTTGCGCTGAAAAATCTCGAAACCTCCCTGCAACTACCTATTGAGGAAACCATGAATCCTGTATTGAAAGCCTTACTGGCCAAACTCGGCCTGCCAGAAACGACATCCGAAGCAGACGCAATGACTGCAGTTACTGCACTCAAAGCAAAAGCTGATCAGATTGATGCCAAAGATGCAGAGATCGTTGGCTTGAAAGCCAAGGCTGACCAGCTGACGGCAAAAGATGCAGAGATCGCTGCTCTCAAAGCGAACAATGCTGGCAGCGATAACCCTGATCCAGCGAAGTTTGTGCCGATTGAAGCAATGACGGCGATGCAGACCCAGATCGCTGCATTGAGCGCTAAGTTCCAAACGGGTGAGGTCAATGACGTGGTGACTGTTGCCTTAAAAGAAGGTCGGTTGTTACCGGCACAGGAATCCTGGGCGCGTGAGTTGGGCAATAAGGACTTGGCATCACTGAAATCGTTTATTGCCAGCGCTCCACCTATTGCAGCGTTAAAAGGTACTCAGACCGAAGGCAAACCACCTGTCACAGATCCGAATGCAGATCTGAGTGATGAGCAGGTCGCTATTTGCAAAGCACTGGGTTTGTCTAAAGAAGACTACAAAAAATCGTTAGCTGAATAAGCAACCGGTAGCGCGACTGACTAAAAGAAAGACGCACAGTAGTTTTTATTTCTATCAATTAAGGAGTTTCCCATGACAGCAGCAACGTCAGACCGCAATACCGTTCGCCGCGATGGCTCGGTCTATGAGCATCCAGTGAAGGCTGGTGCAAAAATTTACGGCGGCACCATGGTCGCTATTGATCCCGCGAATAATCTGGCGATTGCCGGTAAAACAGCAGTCGGCCTCAAGTCCGTCGGTGTCGCCCAGGCGTTCACTGACAACAGCGCAGGCGCTGATGGTGATGTCCGTGTACGTGTTTTCCGTGGCCCAGAGAACGTATATCGCTTCTCTAACTCCGGTGGTGCTGACCTGATCACCCTGGGCGATATCCAGTCCGACTGCTACATCGTTGACGACTCAACTGTCGCCAAGACCAGCGGCACGAACACACGTTCCGTCGCCGGAAAAATTCGCGATGTCGACGTCGGTGGCGTCTGGGTCGAGTTTTAAGACGAATTGATTTAACGCGGCTTCACGCATTCAGTTCATTACAAACAAACCATACCGGAGTTATCCATGATTATTACTCAAGGCAATTTAAATGCGCTGTTCCAGGCGTATAAGCTGATTTTTCAGCAAACGTTCAGTAACACACAGGTCGATTGGGACAAAATCGCCATGATGGTACCGTCGTCAACAGCAAAAGAAGTCTATCCATGGCTGGGTCAAAACACCCGTTTCCGTCAGTGGATCGGTGACCGTGTTGTACAAAACCTGATGACGCATGATTTTTCAATTAAAAATCTGCCATGGGAAAACACCGTTGGTGTTCCTAAAGAAACGATTGAAGATGATACCTACGGCTTGTTCAAACCCTTGTTTGCCCAGTTGGGACAAGATGCCAAGCAACACCCAGACGAAATGATTTTTACGCTGCTGGCACAAGGCTTTGCATCCTTATGCTACGACAATCAGTATTTCTTCGATACTGACCACCCAGTGTTAAATGCAGATGGCTCAACGTCTTCGGTATCCAACTTCGGCGGTGGTTCTGGTGCAGCATGGTATTTGCTCGATACCAGCAAAGTCGTTAAACCGATCATCTACCAGGTGCGCAAGGATTACAACTTCGTCGCCATGGATAAAGAAACGGACGACAACGTCTTTAGCGCTAAAGAGTACATCTACGGCGTTGATGCCCGCAGCAATGTTGGATTTGGCTTGTGGCAGCTGGCGTATGCATCCAAACAGGAATTAACGCCAGCGACATACGGTGCAGCGCGTGCAGCCATGATGTCTTTGAAAGGTGACAACGGCAAACCGCTTGGCGTACGCCCAACCACGCTGGTGGTACCACCAAATCTGGAAGGCACTGCTCTGCAGATCCTGCAGGCTGAGAAAAACGCCAACGGTTCAAGCAACATTTACCAAAACACCGCGCAGATTCTCTGTACCCCTTGGCTCTCATAAGTCGCTAGTTGTATCCGGGTGAAGCCATGCGCTTCACCTACTACGAGTTGTTATCGCCACCTTTATTGATCAGGAGTTTTCAAATGGCAAAAATCAAAGTTCTGCGCGTCGTGGCCCGATC